GAAAAGTTACAGATAAAAAATCAGAGCAATCACAAAGAGTTCAAGACTTTATGAACTTTCAACTTACACAAGAAATTCCAGATTATTTTAATGAATTAGATCAAATGTTATTTTATTTAGCTCTTGCAGGAAGTGCTTTTAAAAAAGTTTATTTTGATAATACTTTAGATAGAATTTGTTCTAAATTTGTACCAGCAGAAGAATTTGTAATCTCTATGGAAAATACAGATTTAGAAACTGCAGAAAGATATACTCAAGTAATGAAATTAACTAGAAATGATATCAGGAAACATCAAGTATCTGGTTATTATAAAGATATTCCTTTAAATAATGCTGAATCAACTCCAGGTGCTAATGATGGAGATATGGTTGAACAAACTTTACAAAGACTAGAAGGAATGTCTCCAAGTATGGCAGATAAAATACATACAGTATTAGAAGTTCATACTAATTTAGATTTAGGTGAAGATAAATATGAAGTAGCTTTACCTTATATAGTTACAATAGATTTAGATTCACAAATAGTTTTAGCTATTAGAAGAAATTGGAAAGAAGATGATTCATTAAGAAGAAAGAGAACTTATTTTATACATTATAAATATCTTCCTGGCTTAGGCTTTTATGGCTTTGGCCTTATTCAAATGATCGGCGGACTACAACACGCAAGTACTGGTGCTCTTAGAGCACTACTTGATTCTGCTGCCTTTGCCAACCTCAATGGAGGCTTTAGAGCTAAAGGAGCAAGAATAGAAGGTGGAGATATTACTGTCTCTCCTGGTGAGTGGGTTGAAGTTGAAGCATATGGTGATGATCTTAGAAAAAGTTTTATCCCTCTTCCTTTTAAGGAACCTTCACCGACATTACTTCAACTACTTGGAGTATTAACTGAGTCAGGGAGACGTTTTGCTTCTATTGCAGATGCAATGATTGGTGATTCAGCTGGATCAGGTCCAGTTGGAACTACTATTGCTTTAATAGAACAAGGTTCTAAAGTATATTCAGCTATTCATAAAAGAATACATCAAGCTCAAGGTAGAGAATTTAGATTAATTTATGAATTAAATGGAGAATATTTAGATGATGAATATTCTTTTGAAGTAATTGGAGAAAATAAAAAGATTAGAAGAAAAGATTTTACACAATCTATTAGTGTAGTTCCGGTATCTGATCCTAATATTTTTTCTCAAGCTCAAAGAATAGCTTTAGCTCAAACAGGTTTACAATTAGCACAAGCTTCTCCTGAAATTATAGATGTTAAAGAAGCAACAAGAAGATTTTTACAAGCTCTTAATATACCTGATTATCAAAATTTATTAATTGAAGATGAAGATACACCTAGACGTGATCCAGTATCAGAGAATATGGCAGTCCTTAATGCTAAACCAATTCAAGTATTTGAAGATCAAGATCATCAAGCTCATATGCAAGTTCATTCTCAATTTATGAATGATCCTAGGTTTGGTGGAAACCCTGAAGCCAAAGAAAGACTGTATCCAGCAATGTTAGCTCATATAGGTCAACATATGGCTTATTCATATCAACAACAAATGCAAGCTTCTGTTCCTGAAGGTAATCCTATTTCTTCTGGAGATTTTAATAGAGAATTAAATGATGAACCTTCAAAAGAGATAAGTATAGAAGAAGAAAACAGAATAGCAGCAGCTGCAGCACAAGCAGCTCAACAATTAATGGGAAGTATGCCACCTAGTGAAGAACAACAAAAAGAATCAAGAGAAGATGCTAAAGATCAAGCTCAACTTCAATTAAAAGGTGAAGAACTACAAATAAGAAAAGCTAGATTTATGCAAGGTGTTAAAGAAAGTGAAAAACAAAATGCTAGAAAAGATACTGAAACAAAAGCTAAGGTAGTAGAAATTGCAAGTAAAGTTGCAAGGGAAGATAAAAAGAAAGATTAATGGCAATTAAACCTGAACAAGTAAGACAAGCTAAAAAGTTTTTAGAAAATAGAAAAATATCTATTAAAAAAGTTAAACCACATTTACTTGCTACAGTAACTAATGATTTAAATGTAAGTTTTTCTCAATTAACCGACACAATAACGAAAGTATTAAATGGAACGCCTAATTCAAGCGATCAAAAAAAACATTAAAGATCACAAACAAGACTTATCACAAAATTTATTAAGTAAAGGTGTAGAAAATTTATCTGAATTTAAACGTATCTATGGATATGGACAAGGTTTAGATAAAGCATTTTCCATAATAAATGAAACAATCGAAAAATATAAAAAAGGAGGAGATTTAGAAGATGATCAGTAATGAAACATGGACAACTGAAGACAGTGTCTTAACACCAGAAAAAGTACCTCAGCCAGTAGGATACAGAATATTAATTAGACCTAAAGGATCACAAACAAAAACGGCCGGTGGTATAATTTTAACTGATACTAACAAAGAAACACAAGCTTACTTAAATAGTGTAGGTCAAGTAATTGCTATGGGACCAGAATGTTATAGTGATAGAAAAGCACCTTGGTGTAAAGTAGGAGATTGGGTTATTTTTGGTAGATATGCAGGTGCAAGAATTTCTGTACAAAAGGTAAAAATGGTGTTATTAAATGATGATGAGGTTATTGCTACTTTAGAAAATCCAGAAGTAATAACACAACAAATATAATATACATTAACTGAAATGTTAATGCCAACATAGGAAGGAACTATGATAGAAGAAGAAAAAAACAAGAACGAAGAATTGGAAGTTAAATTAGATGAAGTTGAAGCAGGACAAGAGGTAGATGTACCTTTAAATCCATTAGAAAAACTTCAAAACTTACAAGAAGAACTTCCAAAAGAAAAAAGTGAAGAACCTAATGATCTTTTAAATCAAAAAGAAATACAACAGGATACATCACCTAAACAAGCTCCAGCTTATTCAGATGATATGCCTTATTCTGTTAAAGTTCGGAAAAGAATACAAAAAGAAGTAGCTAAAAGAGCAGAAGCAGAACAAAAAGCAATTGATCTTGAAGAAAAATTATCAATGATGGAAAAAAGAACTTATGACATCGCTAATAAATCTTTAGGTAATCAACTTTCTAGTGTTTCTACTCGACTTAAATCAGCAATTGAAGAAGGTAATACTGACGAACAAGTAAAATTGTATGAAAGTATGGCAGAAATTCGTAGTCAGATGACTAAAACAGAAGACTATGCTGCCAGAGTTCCTCAAAAAGAAAAATCTGAAAAAAAAGCTCCGCCTTTGGCAACCGAGTGGGTAAAAGAAAATTCAACATGGTTTAATAAACCGGGTTATAGAAAAGAAACAGCTATGGCTTATGGAATAGATGCTGAATTAACAGAAGAAGGTTGGGATGTGCACGATCCTGGATATTATGATGAGATGACTAAAAGATTAAAATCAACTGGTCTATCTTATTTTAATAAGTCAGAAGAAAACACTTCCAAAACTTCTGAAAATGTAGTACAAAAAAACAATAGAGTGCAATCTCCAGTTGCTGGAGTTTCTCGTAAAAAAGGAACTTCTGGTAATAGAGTTAAGCTAACCTCTGACGACTTATCAACAGCTAAAACTTTTGGTATTGACATCAATGATGAAGCAGCACTAAAACGATTTGCTAAAGAAGTAAAAAGCTTTAGCGATACAGGACAATAGGAAAGGAGCCTGATAATATGAATGATAATAAAATAGATAATAAAACTAGAGTAGAGAAATCTACAAAAGTTGAAAAATGGCGACCGAGTAACTTATTAGAAGCCCCTGAACCAAGACCAGGTTTTGCCCAGAGATGGATTGCAACGATGGTATTAGGACAGGAAACGCCTACGAATGTGGCTAAACGATTGAGAGAAGGTTGGGTACCTAGAGACATTAAAACTGTTAAAGATCCTCAACATTTTCCAACGATTGAGCATGGCCGATTCACTGGGCATATAGGAATAGAAGGAATGGTACTTTGTGAAATGCCTCAAGAAATGGTTAATCAAAGAAATGATTACTATGCAAAAATGACGAATAATTTAATGACGTCAGTTGAGCAGGACATGAACAGAGCAGAATCACCCGGATCTCCTATACAAAGGACTTTTAAATCTAGAGTTAGTTCGGACGGCAGTTAACAAACTAACAAAGGTAAATAACAAATGGCAAACTTAAATGCAGCTAATGGTTTTACACCATTAAGACATTTAACAGGCGGCGTTATTAGACCCAACGAATATCCGATACTATCTGGCTATGCAGCTAATATAGCATCTGGTGATCTTGTAACATTAGGAGCTAATGGTACAGTAATAAGAGGCACAGCGGGCGGAGTTGCTCTAGGTGTTTTTTATGGCGTTGAGTATATAGCGACAGATGGTTCTGTTAAATTTTTAAAAGTTTGGAACACAGGTACAGTAACAAAAGATGCGGCTAACGCCAAAGCTTATGTGTACGATGATCCAAACATAACATATAGGGTTCAAACGAACGGAACTTATGTAGCCACTGCGGTGGGTGCTTTAGCAAACGTAACGATTGGAACTTATAATTCAACATATGGACATTCAACTGATGAATTGGATTATGCAACTCTTGCAACGACTGCAAAAGTTTTAAGAATCCTAAGATTAATTGATTATCCTGATAATGCGGCGGGCGCTGATGCTAAATTAGAAGTAGTAATAAATCTATCTCTATATGGTACTCAGAATGCTGGCGTTTAACCTTAACAATAGGAGTTAAAAAATGGCTTTAAATAGAGCACTTTTTACCAAACAGCTCAATCTAGGTTTAAACACCGTGTTTGGTATGGAATATGAAAGATATCCAGAACAATGGAGATCATTATATTCTACAGAGCAATCAATGAAAGCATTCGAAGAAGATGTACAAATGATCGGATTCGGTGCTGCACCAACAAAAGCTGAAGGTGCCATGATCAATTATGATTCTGGCAGAGAAGGTTTTGTTTCAAGATACGTGCACGAAACAGTTGCATTAGCTTTTGCAATAACAGAAGAAGCTGAAGAAGATGGCTTGTACGGTTCTCTAGGCGCTAAATACGCAAGAGCACTAGCAAGATCAATGCAACAAACGAAAGAGATAAAAGGTGCAAATATCTTTAATAACGCAACTACTACTTCCTTGGGAGGAGACGGTCAAGCTTTACTTGATGGTTTACACCCACTTGGTGGCGGTGGTACTGCATCTAACATCCTAGGCACACCTGCGGATTTATCAGAAACGTCTTTAGAGACACTTTTGATTCAAATCTCAACTGCTGTAGATGATAGAAGTATACCTATTGCGTTATCTGGAAGAAAACTTGCAGTTCCACCTCAATTGGTGTTCGTTGCTGAAAGAATTATCAAGTCTAATTTAAGACCTGGTACTGCTGACAATGACATCAATGCAATGAGAAATATGGGTATGATACCTGAAGGCGTAGTAGTAAATCAAAGATTTACTAACCCTGATCAGTATTTTATCTTAACTGATTGTCCAGATGGAATGAAACACTTTGTTAGATCACCAATTAAAAAAGCTGTTGAAGGCGATTTTGAAACTGGTAATTTAAGATACAAAGTCAGAGAAAGATACAGCTTCGGTTTTACAGACTGGAGAGGTGTATACGGATCTGAAGGCGTAGCATAATAAGTAATTGATATTAGGCGTAGCAATACGCCTAATATTTTAACATTAACCCAAACGACTGCGAAAGCAGACTACTAAGGAGGTAGACATATGGGACAAACAACATTTTCGGGACCGATAAAAGCGGGAACGATATCACAAACAACAGGAACAGCACTTGGCGATAGTATAAAAAATACTGGTCAAGTAATAATGGCACAATCAGTAATAGTTGATATTATTGGT